TGATTATTATCTTTCATTCTTAGTATTCTTTCTTCAGCATACTTTTCACGCATTGTTACTAAACCAGCATCTAACTTTTCTAATGCTTTTTCTAACATTGTATGTTGTAACTGAAGTTTATCTATAACTTTGTCTTGTAAAAGTCGTTCTTCTTCCTTTTCATCCTTACGAGTTTGATAGTTTGCATACAAAAGTGAAGCAGTCCAGAGACCTAAAGGTCCATACTGGGCCAATGATTCAATTAAAATTTCCATATCTCATAAAACCTCCGTGTTTTTATGTAAATAGTATAAAACTATGCCAAATGGCATAAAACTATTTCATAGATTTAGAACCACGGCACTTCCATTTCTTCCGAGAGAGGGCATTTGCGCATGGTGGGTTTTTACATTTCTTGATTTTAGCTGAACGAGCACAGTAAGCATCACCTTTCTTGGTTCCGGGACGTATTCTGTCGCCTCCACCTTTAGCTTTACCAGCTTGACCAAAAGATCTGCATCTGCCATTGACACGTTTTACGTATCTTTTACCTTTTGCTTTCTTACAAGGTTTCTTTTTCTTCTCTTCGAGGTCTTCTATTTCTTGTAAATAAGCTTCCAACTCTTCAGAGATTATATTCTGCAATTCTTCTTCTGTAATATTCATTGATTCTTCCTTTTTTTGACTGACATTTTTTGCTTTACCCTTTCTGTTTGGATTGGGATCTTCTTTTCTCTTCTTTTTAGCTCTCTTGTCTCTCTCTTTCTTTGATAAAGACTTTCTATTGTCAGGATCTCGACAATACGGCTTTGTTTTTTGACCTTTTTGTTTGGCACAGGGTTTTCCATCGTATTTTCCACCGGCTTGAACCCAGCCCCCATCATCAAACCAATCTTTCAAGCTATAATTTTTATCGCCTGACTTTTTTCCGTCTGTTTTTTCTAGAACTAACTGCTCTACATCAGATCTGGTCATATTCCTTCCTCCATTTTTCTTTTTATTGTAACTTTTATTGTTCTTTTTGCCTTTGCTTCTTTTTGTATCTCAACTTCTTCACCATCATCCATAATATAATCACCATCTTCGTGCTTTCCAACGTCATCCATACCAGACAAAGTCTTTTCAACCTCTTCTTCTGATGATTTTGTACCTTTTACTAAAGGATCGAGACCAGAAGCCCCACCTTCATCTGATAAGATATCTTTCAACTTATCAGGATCAACATGAGTGTGTCCTTTTTTTGCCAATTCGTTGTGATCTTCCTCTTTATTGGCTCGTTTTTTATCACCAGTCTCTGGATCATACATATCGTGAGCTTCAAACTCTTCATTTACGTTCCCATAAGTCTTACAGGGGTCTTGTCCGCAGCCACAATTCTTTTTCTCTTGTAGTTCGACCTCTTCGTTCTTCTTAGATTTGTTACCCCAATTCTTAGCACCAACCTTTCGGCATTTTACAAGAGCACCAGAAGCATAGGCAGAAGGCCAAACATCATATCGAGACTTTACTTTATGATAACATGCATCTTTTTTGCCCCCTTCTTCATTAATTTTCTTGTTAACTTTTACTTTAATTGTTTTTTTCATTTTTTGTTTTTCCTCATTTGAATGGTTTTCTCTTTAGAAGCTTCTTTTCTTTTCGTAGCATAGTCAAAAGACTTTTTTAACCTTGCTTTGACCTTTGGGTCTTTAGCATTTTGATAAGCAGCTCTTGATCTCTGATGTATTAGATTAATTATCTGAGATTGTCTTTTATGACTCTTGGATTTAAAAGATTCTTTTGATAATGTATCTTTAATATCTTGAACAGTTGCAAACTTAACTGAAACTGTATCGCTAGGATCTTCATCGGTATACAATCTTCTACCAGAACCTTTTGGTTTCTTACCTGTTCCTTTAGCTGGGTCTTTTCCTTCTTCCGCTTTTACACAGTTGCGGTATGTCTTTCCAAACATCTTTTTTGTTTTTCTTGTGTCATGGGTCTTATAACCCTTCTGACATTTTTCTTCCAAATTCTTTAAAATTTTAACTTTGATTTTCTTTTTATCATCGCGTTTGCCATCGCCACCACCGCCACCATCACCTCCGGCGTCTCCACCGTAGTCACCGTAGTCGTGATATCCGTAGCCACCCCAATAGACTGCACGTCTTGGGCTGCGCCTCTTCTTTCTCTTCTTACGTTTCTTCTTTTTCTTCTTTTCTTCAACAACTTCCGAGCGAGGCTTGAACAATCCGAGATCAACAATAACGATATCTTGAGTGTATTCTCGAATCATAACATTACCCTCATGCATATCTCTTCCAGCAAGACCCGTTAAGGCCTCTAGCTCTTCGATAGCGGCACGAATAGACTCTGCCTCCCCTATGGAGTCACCTACTTCTGCCGGAGCCCCTCCTCGGTCCATTCTGGACACTTCTGGACGGTTATGAACTCCGATGGCTGAACCTTTGCGGATAAAATCTGTCCAACTCATAGCAATACCAATGTTGCTCTGATAATAAAACATCATATCTTCTTCTTTTAAGATTTCCATGAGTTTGATTATGAACACTAGGAGACCGGGATTAGAAGCATATTCTTTTTTTATTTCACCAAAGCCATCGAGAAAAGCATCTCTTGCCGTATATAGGAAAGCTTCATTCATTCTATTGAGAATCTTGTAGTATAACTCATCATTCTTCCCAGCTTCAAAAGCTGGTAACTGTAAGAACGGCAATGTCGTCAGTTCACCTTTCACTCTGTTTACTATTTTCTCATCAGCCCCATCTAAGAGCTTGTCGATAATCTTATTTCTTGAGGTATCGTTTGTAAGATAGGTATACATTCTTCTTCGAACATTTTTATACACGCCTTGTTCGATTGTATCACCGGTTGGAGCAACCAAACCTTCTCGTCCTTGAAAGATATCATTGACAAGATTCATCTTGGCACCTTTGTTGGTTAAAAGTTCCATAACGATAAAACCATATCTATCTTCTACAAACATATCAAAGACTTTTGGAAAATGTTTTGCAACCAATTCGCTTTGCTCTCTTGCCTGTTGAGTGACTTTGTAATTATTCATCTCTCGATTCATTGCCATGTCTCCAATGCCACCTTCGTGCATTACCTTAATAGCAACTTCGTTTCCTTCTGGGTCGATGACCTTGAACACACTACCATACATTCCGCTTCCAAGTTCAACAATATTATTGATGTTAAAACCTTTCTTCTCAAGTATAAGTTCGTACTTAGTCTTTCTTTGTATTCTGGGTGGAGGAGAACGTCGTGTTGGACCTTTCGGTGGAACAGTATTACTACCAGTAATGCTATCAGCATCGGAGCCAATCATTTTATCCAGAGCGTCCGTAAAAGAACCTTCATTTAATTTTTTTATTATTCTTACCTTCATAGATTTACCTCTGGAATAAATAGTATATTCTATTGGTAATTATACACAACTTCTATAAGAGAATCCTCAGTAGGTGTAACTGTGAAGAATATTGTATTTGAAGCAGCGTCATACATCCAATCATTCCAGATAACTCCACGAACAAACACTTCAATGTGCTGGTCAGAGACAGGAACATAATCAAGTTTTATTTCATCAACCAGTTGGAGTTGGCTTGAAGCTTGAGCCACACCTTGCGACCAGTCCTCGGCACAGATGTCAATAATAACTCCGCCAAAATAATTTGCAACATCCATGTAAGCTATACCAACATCTAAGTTGGGATTGAACTGACTAGGGCATTCACTTATGGAAACATCTTGATTTACAATAGCGGTAACATAGACAGTTTCACGATAATTTTGAACCCAAGAGATAAAAGACGTTGGGTCATTGATACTACTAGCGGGGTGACTGTGGTCATTTTCATCGGATACAAACACAATCAGTAATGCTGCATCGTGACGCAACCACTGGAGAGCATCTATGTTTTCCGTTGTAAACTTGTGAACGGACTCCAAACCACCTTCGCGATGGCCCGAGACATTGTTATTTAGGCTTGATTGAGCATCTGACGCGCTATCGCCGGGCAACAATGGAAATGAGCTCATATTAGCGTTTACTAAACGGTCAGTGGATATTATTTCCAATCGCCAAAAAATATTAGTAGGTAATGCCGCCATCATTTGAGCAACACCATCAACAACGCGAGGCATATCATCCATCATGGAACCCGAAGGGTCTACAACCCACAGGATATCAATGCCATTCGCGAGTTTTGGTTGAACAACCGATTGGACCCACAGGGGATACTGTTCGGGAACTTCGACTTCTACTTCGACTTCCACTTCGACGGGAACCTCAACTTCAACGTATGCCGTGTCATATACGGTAACCTGCACCTCCTTGACAATCTCATAAGCAATTCCATGCTCACTAATACAACTCAACACAAAAAGTAAAAACAACATACATAAGGTCCTCCACCTATATTAGTAACTATTACGCCGCGTGGCAAATAGTAAAAATGGTTGAGAATAATTTATTTGTTGCTAGGTACTACAGGGATATCCCATTCAATTTGACTACGAACGGTCTCAACATTGATGGCTCCCATTCTTTTAAGAAGTCCCGCATAGATTCTAACACGTCGTAGATCACCTTGAAACTCTCTTTGAGCACTGCCATAGAACTTTTCTAATTGTGAAAACTTGTCGTCGGAATATGTCGGTCGTACTTCAAATGCAAAATGTCTAACAATGGCAGCAATCGTCATGTAGACTTTGAGGTCCATTTCACCGGTTAGTCCATAAGCATAGATGCTATCGGTATGAAAGTCTACATCCCACATCATATCGCTATCTTCAAAGCCTCGAATTTCGACCGTGTATTCATATGGTTGACTATCGGCAGTTTTTTGTGCAGTGAAGTGGTAGATGACACCAGCATAATCATCCTCTTCGAGTTTTTGCTTGAGTGTGAAATCATATGCATCGGATGTATCGAACAACTCGGTAAGAAGCACTTGTTGGATTGTTTCGAACAATATTTTCTTTGTTAGTTTCATTTGATTACTGGAAGCCTCGTTTTAGTTTTATCGAAACAACAACGCTCAATGTTTAGTTGTCGATATAGCTTGGCTATTTGACGCTCGTGTTGTCTTATCATATTTTCGTAGGCTTGTATCTGTGCCTTGATAAGTTCTTGTTCATGATTCGTCGGCATCATCGTCCTCTTTCTTGGCACCCATCTTAGCAGCAATGATTTTGTTGATATCGTCGATATCTTCGGGTGTTGGGTTGTGTCGATATATTAAGTCATCCATATCGATATTGACAGCATTCGCTCGTTTAGCAATCTTCTTCTCTTTGTCCGCAATGGAATATTTTGGTCCTTCTAGAACTTGCTCCAGTTCTTCACGTATAATCTGTGTTAACTGTTCGTTTGTAAGTTTCATAACTTTATACCTCTTGGTATAAATAG